TCGGTTCCGATTTGGGGGCGTGTTGCCCTAACGCTGACGCGGACCTAACGTTAGGGTGGAGGAGGGCGGCAAATGGCCTGACCCTCATCCTTGCCGCTAAAATCACTTGATGTCGCTGCCTGACCCTAAAATGGGGCGTTAGTCCTGTTTAGGAGAACGCCCCGCGCTAGCGGCGCGCATTTCGCATTGCGACCCATACAACTTACCCTCTCACGGCGGACATGCCCCCGTGCCGGGTGGCGTCCTGACCTGCCATCGTCCCCCGAACACAAGCAGGGGTTCGGGAATGACACATCAATGGCCGGACGATCACGTCAAGGCGTTCGAGATTGCGCGGGCGGGGGCGCCCGAAGATCACGAAGCCGAAGTGCAGAAGCGTGTCGACGACGCTGTCGCTGCCTTCAAGTTGTCGCTTGCCGAAGCAAGGGGGTGTGGGCGTTGTCCGTGGATAGATTGGGCTACGGGCAAGCCTGCCGACCCGCAGCCGATTGCGATGCCGCCTGCCGATGATGTCCTGGATATCCTTAGAGGCCTGAAGACAGTCGTAGGCGGTCAAGTCGTTCCCGTGTCTCCGCAGCAAGCCGATCCCCGCGCAACTCAATCTGATAGTTGAGTTCTCGTCTGATGCTGCCGGCTAGGGCGGCGTCATGGCTGATGATGCCTCTCAGTACGCTAGCCGCTAGGATCATGAACGCTTCGGTGGCGGGGTCGTCGTTCGGTTCGTTGTTCTGCTTGGTTTCTTTGCTCATCGTCTTCTCCGGTCGCGCTATTGATTCGCACTCCGCACTCTACCGGAAAGCAAAAGGCCCGGACGCTCCCGCAGCGTGCCGGGCCTTTTCGCGTCTGCGTCCCATAAATCATCCCCCAGGGGGCAGGTGCCCCCGCTCCGCGATCTGCGCTGCTCGTGCAGTGTCGCGTCATGAGCAAAAAACGCGAATACATGACCATCAGGACGGCCCTCAATGCCAGCGGCGACGCGGCACCGGAGTGGATCGAGCTATTGCCTGCTGGGCCTCAGATCATCGGGCGTGATGGCCGGTCGTGGCGCATGACCGATCCTGACGTTGTGATCGCGGCCAGCCGCGCCAACGGCGCGATCCACATCGACTATGAGCACGCTAGCGAGACCAAGGCGTCCAAGGGCGACGAGGCCCCGGCTGCCGGTTGGGTGTCAGAACTGGAAGCGCGCAACGGCGCGATCTGGGGTCGTGTCGAGTGGACGCCGCGCGCGGCCAATATGATTTCGTCGCGTGAGTACCGGTTCCTCTCGCCCGTGTTCGTGTTCGACACCGGCAACCTGCAAATCCTCAGCCTCGTTTCGGCGGGTCTCACCAACCGGCCCAATCTCGACATGACCGCGCTCAATCGCGCCGAAGACAACCCCGACCCCGCAACAGGAAAGCCCCTCATGAACATCGAACAGATCAAGGCGCTCAATCGCTCGCTCGGCCTTGCCGAAGAAGCCAGCCCAGCCGCCACGCAGGCAGCCGTCGACGCACTCAAGGCCAGTACGGCCACCGCGCTGAACGCCGCGCAGTCTCCCTCGCTCGACCGGTTCGTGCCGCGCGCCGACTTTGATGCGCTCAAGGTGCGCGCCGAGACGAGCGAGACCGCGCTGAACAAAATCAAGACCGATGGTCTGACCGCTGAAATCAACGCCGCTGTCGACGCAGCGGTTGCTGCCGGCAAGATCACGCCCGCCACGAAGGACTATCACATCGCGAGCTGCAAGGCCGCTGGCGGGGTCACTGCCTTCAAGGCCTACGTCGACGCCACGCCATCGCTGACCGGCGCGTCTGTGCTCGACAAGAAAGACCCGCCCAACACCGGCACCGGCGCGCTGACCGCCGACGAGATCGCGGTCTGCCGCAATCTCGGCATGTCGGAAGCTGATTTCCAAAAGGCGAAAGCCGCCTAACCCGAATACCCCCCCAGCGAGACGTACCGCGTAGAGGGGCTGCACAGGTAACCAGCGTCGCAGCCCCTCATCCCCTTTTCAAACCCGCCTCATAGGATGCTTCCCATGGCAGCACTGACCAAAGACCGATCCACCCCCGCCCGCGACGGCACCTACCGCGAGTTCCCCGTCAAGGCCGGCGTCAAGATTTTCGCTGGCGCGCAGATGGTCCACACCGGCGGCTTTGCCAAGCCCGGCGTGACCGGCGTTGGCCTGACCGCCATCGGTCGCGCCGACCACTTCGTCGACAACACCAACGGTGCCGATGGCGACGTGGCCGTTCGCGTCCAGCGCGGCAAGGCGTTCCGCTACGACAACCTCGCGACTGACCTCGTGCCGCGCAGTGCCATCGGCGGCACTTGCTACATCGTCGACGACAACACCGTTGCCGCCACCCACGGCGTCAATACCCGCTCCGCCGCTGGCACCGTCGTCGATGTCGATGACGACGGCGTGTGGGTTCAGGTCTGATCTGACCCTCTGACGTTCCACTAGCCCGGCGCGGATTGCGCAGGGACTACCGTTTTCAATCTTGCAAAAGGCATAAGCCGATGATCATCAATCAAGGCAATCTCGCGAACCTGTTCATCGGCTACAAAGCCGCATTCAACAACGGGTTTGATGGCGTCAAGCCGAGCTATACGCGGATAGCGACCGTGGTCCCGTCGACCACTAAGTCGGAAAAATATGCTTGGCTCGGGCAAGCCCCGCGCATCCGCGAATGGCTCGGCGACCGCGTCGTCACCAACATCTCGGCACACGACTACTCCATTGCCAACAAGAGCTTCGAGAGCACGATTGCGGTCGACCGCGACGATATCGAAGACGACAGCTTCGGCGTCTATGCGCCGCTGATGACAGAACTTGGCCGCTCCATCGCCGTATTCCCTGACGAGTTGGTGTTCGGCATCTTGAGCCGGGGCTTTACGGAAACCTGCTACGACAAGCAGCCTATGTTCTCGGCGAACCACCCTGTCACGAACGAAAAGGGCAAGGAGGTCGCCGTCTCGAACATGCAGGCTGGCGCGTCTGCGCCGTGGTTCCTGCTCGATACCAGTCGCGCCCTGAAGCCGGTCATCTTCCAGAACCGCCGGAAGTTCGACTTTATCGCGAAAACGGACCCCAAGACCTCCGATGAAGTGTTCAACACCAAGCAGTTCATTTACGGCACCGATGGCCGCTGCAACGTTGGCTTCGGCTTCTGGCAGATGGCGTTTGGGAGCAAGGCAGCGCTCACGAAAGAGAACTTCCGCGCGGCCCGCACCGCCATGATGAACATGACCGGCGACAATGGCCGTCCGCTTGGCCTCATGCCCAACCTGCTCGTCGTCGGTACGTCGAACTCTGATGCCGCCCGCGACATCATCCTCGCCGAACGGCTGCCGAACGGCGCGACCAACACCGACCGCAACTTGGTCGAGATTTTCCAGACCCCTTGGCTGGCCTGATCTAGGCCCGCCCACGACCTGCCCTTGCGGGCAGTAACCGGGACGCCCCGTATGAGGCGTGACTAGGGGGAGAGACCCCACCTGTTTTGTAGCGTCCGTTGCGTTCCGCGTCCCCGTCCCCCGCACGGGCTGACGGCCCGGCGGTCTGACCCCGCCGCCGGGTCCGTTTCTTGTCCTGAAAGAGCGCCCCGCCATGCCCTACGCCAGCGAACAGGACATCATTGATATTTACGGCGCGCCCCGGCTCGATATGCTGGCGGACATCGACGCCAACGGCACCCGCGACGCCGCCAAGATCGAGCGCGCGCTGAACACAGCCTCCGACGTGATCGACGGCTACATCTCCAACCGCTATGCGCTGCCCCTTCCGCGCGCCTCCGGCGTGCTGCGCGATTGCTGTGTCTCCATCGCGGTCTACCGCATGGCGAGCGACCCGACGCTGATGGGCGAAGACGTGCGTCAGCGCTACGAAGACGCGATTGCGTTTCTGAAAGACGTTGCCAAGGGCGTCGCCGGTCTGGGATCCATTCCAACCAGCGCGCAATCTGCCGCCGCAGCCGCCAGTGGCGCGCCGCCGCTGGCTTCGCCGCAAACCGTTCTCGTCGAAAGCACGCCGCGCCTTTTTGGTCGCGAACTGCTTCGGAGGCTGTGATGCCGTTCTCCCGACCGCTCACCGTCAGTAATCCGCCACCGCTTGCTGGCATCGCCAGCGCCATTGCTGCATTGATCTACGCGGCGCTGATCGGCCTGCTGGCACTCGCCGCGATGACCTGGCGTGAGGACGCCGTAGGCTCTGTCGCCCGTGTCATGGTGTCGATGATCGGGACCGCGCTGCTTGTCGCGGGGCACCGGCCATGACCGGCGTCGTCCTCAACGTCACGATGGACGGCTCGTTCGACCGCCTCACGCGGCGGGTGGACAACCTTGCAGCCCTCAATCGCACACTCGTGCTCGACGGGCTGGGTCAGATCGGCGAGATGCAGACCAAGCGCCGCATCGCGTCTGAGAAGACCGCGCCGAACGGCACGCCGTGGCGGCCTAACCGCCGTGGCACTTCGATCCTCGTGCAACAGGGCTTCCTGCGCGACAGCATCCATCACGCCGTCGAAGGCAGCGCGTCCGTCCGCTGGGGTTCCAACCTCGTTTATGCCGCCATCCATCAGACCGGCGGGACGATCCTGCCAACGAGTGGCCGCTTCCTCGTGTTCCGCGCCGGTGACCGGATGGTGTTTGCAACCAGCGTCACCATCCCCGCCCGCCCCTATCTCGGGATCAGTGTGGCGAACCGCGCGCAGATGGAGCGCCACCTCGTGACCATGCTTGGGAGACAGCTCAATGGTTGACCAACCGCCGACCGGCAACTTCAACCGCTTTCATGAGGCCGTTACGGCTGATTTGAAGGCGGCTTTAACCGGCGTTGCAGTGGACGAGCATTTCGGCCCGTTCGAGCTGGACGAATTGAAATCCTACGCCGTCAAAGCGCCGGCTGTGCGGGTGTCGATTGCCGGTCCATCGCACACCGGCGCAATGTCGACGGGTGGGCGCGAGGCGCATCTGGTCGTTGCCGCGTTCGTGGTGACCAAGGCCGCGCCGAACTGGCCAGCGCACAAATCTGCAATGGACCTCGCCGAGCGGATCGCGGCGCGCATCCATCGCCGCACGTTCGGC